AGGTCACAGGGAGTGGCTAGTCAAGTAGAATAAACAGTAAAATAGAGAAGGAAAAAGAATGAATAAATACACAAATAGCATATATGAAAAAATTAAAGCCGCAAACAAAAAACAAGGAAACGGACGCAAGGATATCCTAAAAACAGTACCAACAAATACTTACGTTGTAAGGATTGTGCCTAATGCAGAAGATCCAAGTAAGACATTTACACCGTACTTCATCCATGGTTGGAAATCACCAATAACTGGAAGATATACACAAACAATTTGCCCCTCCACTTATGGAGAAGATTGCCCAATCTGTAGCGAACGTTTCAGACTATGGCATATGGGAGATGAAGCATCGAAGGAAGCATCAAAAGTATTTGCACGTAAAGAGCGTTTTTACACAAATGTTTATGTTGTAGATGATCCAACTAATGCAGATAACAATGGAACCGTAAAAATCTACGGTTACGGTCGCCAGATTGAACGGATTATCAATGAAGCACTTGATGGTGCTGATGTAGAAGAATTTGGCCCAAGAATTATTGACTTTTCAGAAGAAGGTTGTAATCTCCGAATTAGAGTTGAGAAAAATGCGGCTGACTTTCCGAATTATGACATGTCAAAATTCTTATCACCATGTGCAATCGACACTGATGTTGAAACAGCGATGGAACAGGCTCACGACTTCACACCGCTTTTGGTGAGAAAAACCAAAGATGAGTTGGTTTCAATGCTTCACGATGAAATTTCAAATGCCCCAAAAGATGAGGCTCACGATTCTACCACCACTCCACCTGTAGTAAAGGAAAAGGTAGAGAAAAAGGTAGAAGAAAAAGCCGATGAGATTCCAATGGAGTTTGTAAAAAAAGAGCCAGATGAAGCTAAGAAGGAAAACGACAAATTCTTGGCTGAATTAGCGGAACTAAATAGCGAAGATGACTAACAATAAACCAGATATGGACTTGCTTCAACTGGCAGGTCTTACTAAATCAGGATTAAGAGAACTTGATCAGACTAGAGTGGGGTCTTCCCAGTCTAGTGATCATATTGATTTAAGGGAACTTGCAGGTATGAACGACCAAACCCCACAAGGCCCAAAACAACCAAGTATTCTCGATGGGTTGGACTTCATCGAACAACCTGTATCAAACCCAATTGGTAGAGTTGATATGGATGGTTCTGAACTCCCACCACTTCCCACTGCAACGCCACCACAGATGATACCGATACCAGAAGAAATCAAAGAATCAGTCATGGGTCATCTACATGAGGGGGTTGCTCCAAAATCAACACAAATACCAGATGTTTCGGGCGAGGGTTTTGACCTTTTCCAGCATGCAGTATTAAAGTCTATTATAGACGATTTAACTAAAGCCATTTCCGCAATGGATACGTCACTGGAAGACCTTAAGGTTAAAAGAGAAAAACTTATACAAATGATGCTTGGTGAAAAATAATGGATGAAGTTAAAAATGTGATGGAAGAGTTGAAGAAGCTCGAAAAGCGAATTACTTCTGTCGAAAAGGAGCAGAGTAAAAATGTCTCCAAATTTAAGACAGTAATGAAGACTATTAAACTATTAATCGGAAGGATTAACTCAAATGAATCTGACATTAGACGCAACAGTACTAAAAGATAATATTTTAAAACCATTATCTCGATTGCTCGACGATTGTGTACTTACCATCGAAAATGGTAAGCTTGAATCGTTAGCACAGGTAGATTCGGGTGCAATTATTGTTTATTCGTCATATCCAGTAGATGTACCAGAAGGCACAAAGGAAAAAATCATCATTAAAGATATCTCAAAGTTGATATCCGTGTTGAATTGTGTTAAGGGTAAAGAGTTGAATATGACAGTAGAACCAAATTCCCTGAAATACGATTCCGAAGACTTCAAATTCAGATTTCAAACGTTCGAAGAGGGCACGGTTCTAGAACCAAAGCAGTTAAAGAAGGAGAAATTGAATTCTTTTGCATTTAATTCTTCGACAGACTTGAATGCTTCGATCTTTTATGATATATTAAAGGCATCTTCGTATATTAAGGATAATAAAGCAAAGTTATATTTCTATACAAAGAATGTAGATGGAGAAATGGGATTGTATTGTGACATAACAGATAAAACTATCACGAATTCAGATAGTGTAACGATTAAATTAAGCAGTGATGTTGATGGTGAGGATATTAATATACCACTTATCTGTGATTCAGAGCACATTAGAAAAATGAACATTACACGAAACAGTAAAATTAAAATGTATTTCAATACAGATAGGGGCTTCACAATCTTCGATTTCCACGATGATCACGGGAAAGTGCGTTATGTACTTCCCACCTTAAGTAAATAACTAATAGGATACAGAGATGTATAACAGACTACAAAAACAGGCATATTTCATCAAGCGATTAAGGGATAGCGGGTTTAATGTTGAGAGAATCTTCGCCGGATACTCCTACGCCGATCCACGTATGTGGACTATCGTAATTAACCCTAAACAGGCCAGTTTACATTGCACATGCTATGCGAATAGTGGAGATGCCGATGGTATCGATCCTGATTCTCGTTGCTTCTTCGAGGTATATGATGGGGGTCAGTATATTCCGGGTCGTTTGAAAATCGACACGAACAGTATTGAGGTGTTTATCTCATACCTTATCAAAAGGGGTATTGAGCCAGTAAACACAAGACCCAAGACTTATCAAAAATAAGTCATGAAAGAGTCAGCTTCGGCTGGCTTTTTTATATTAAACTAGTAACGGTTGGTATGAGTTCTGTAGTTGGTATTAGGTCTGTCACAGAAGGTGCAAGTTCTGTTATTGTTGGAAGTACAATTCCACCCAATTTATTAGCCAGTTTTATTGCCGCTAATGGCCCAGATATACCCGGAAATAATAAACCAACGCCCATCATTAAATCCATACTTGGTAATTTAGGAATAACAAGATCAGGGATAAGACTTCCCAATTCTGGAATATCAAAATCAAAGATATTTAAACCGGGAATGTCGAGATCGGTTAAGTCTGGTAGTTTTGGGATTGGGATATCTGCTATATTAAAATTCAACGAATCGATACTAGGTAATGTTGGAAGCATATTTCCAAACTGATCTAATGAAAGTGCTGGCAATTCTGGAAATGCTGGAAGTGTGGGAATCTTAGGAAGGATTGATGTTAATGATGCCAAGCTTGGGAGTGCTAAATCTGGAATAGCAAACCCCAAAGTGGTTAGACTTGGAATTAGGGCACCCACTGAAGGTAGAAGTCCCTGAAGACCATCTCCAAGGCTTGCAAGACTAGGTATGGTTCCAGTGAAAGAGGCAAGAGTTGGAAGTTGTGATGTTAAATCTGTAAGACTGGGAAGACCAGCGAGTAGGGAATCTAATTTTGGAAGTTCAAATCCGGGGATTAAAGACGTATCTATTCCCAATGCGTCAAGACTCAACGTGTTTATGAGCGAAGCATCAATTCCCAACGATTCCATAGTTGGAAGTTCGATAGATGCAAGGTCAATTCCTAGTGATTCTGGCGTTGGAATTTCTGGAAAGGTTAACATATCATATCTCCTTAAATAATTATTGGGGCTATTAAGCTAATAACATTACCTGCTCTTAGATTCAGCAAGTTACCTGCTGTTATATCTATTATCGGTGCCTTTGCCGTTATCATGGTGGTGGCTGTCAAATCGATCAGTGGTGCCAGAACCTTAACCTCTACCGCACCAAGCAGACTTATGTCGGGCGCAGTCACTGTTAGTGCCGTAGTGCCGTTTAGGGCTATGTCAGGGGCGTTTACGGTCACTCCTGTACTCCCGTTGATATCAATCTGCGGTGCCGTCAACGAAATCTGTGTTGTGCCACTCATATATACAGTCCCATCTGGGTTTAAAACCAAAACGGAATTACCATTATTACAATTTATGGTAACGGTATTTACCGACAAAACTCTTGTTTCATTATCAACTATAATTGAGATATCATTACCAACTTTGATGTTGGCATTATTCCCAATTGTTTCAAATTTATCATTTTCGATTAACGTGTAATCATCGTTAACAGAATATCGTGAATTGTAATTATTAAGCATTCTGATATTTGATCCCGAAAAGTGACTTAGACGAACCTCTTCTACACAATCAGTATCTATAAATTCAAGAGTATGTTTATTTGTGTTAAAAACCTGCTTACCAGTATAGTGTGTTGGTGATATTAAAATAGCATCTTTAGATATTAGTGGTATAGAGCCAGTATAGTCTATTTGAAATGTAACTTTTCCCGGTAGTAACACGGCTAGCACGGTAAAGGTTCCATTAAAAAGAGGATTATTACTTGCTTTGTCTATGGTAATAGAATCTCCAACCTTAATGCATGGAAATTTAGTATCACCAACGGCAAACCCATTAGTGGCTATAACGTTGATCGGTGTTCCAGAATTATCCAATTCGTGGTCGGTTGGATAGTTGTTATCTTTATAAATATCTTCCCAATCTTCCTTATTATGTGAAGATGTAAAGTAAACTGGAAACATTGGATTTCCAGTACGGAAAAACACATAAACATGTGCTCCAATATTTGGAATTGCATATGTCCCACCAGCGGTTCCAGAGTAATCGCCCGGAGTATAGTTCTTTGCACCAAATGCATCTTCGGGAGGCGACTTGACCTTTGCATCAGATGGTCTACTCAATGGGACTGGTGAGTCTGCAACGCTTAAACTAGATGTATTTCCACCCAATAGCCCAGTCGCACACGGTGCCCATGGTAAATCTTCACGCAATTGGTCTAAAATATTCAATATGCTACCATCGATGAATGAGAACTCTTTATCCGTAGATTCCTCTGTCCATCCATTGTAGACTGAATCATTAATTCCCGGTACATAAACCTTAACACGACCCGCTTTCTCTGGGTCGCTATTTTGTATTACAATACCTGCATATATTCCAAAATTCCCTTCCATTATATAACTCCTTTATGTAAAGAATCATCAGTTGGGTATGTAAACGCATTTGACATGTTTGGTTTGACTGCCAAAATATTGTTTGTGTAGGCTGATGCCGTAACTTTATGCGTTACGTTTAGAATCAACCAAGAACCCAAAAATATATCTTCCCAAATTCCCTGTGTATCTGTTTCTGATGTTATATCAACAAAAGCACCCGGCTTTCTGGATACGAAACCTAATGCACTCATTTGAATTGCATCATTATAAACCACAGCGGCTTGGATGGTCTTAGTTGTTGATGTTGTGGGTTCTAGTATATGATATTCGAGTGCGTTTCTATTCTCAATCTTATCATTATTTACAACGAATAGTGGTTCCTGTATTTCAGATGGAAAATCGCCAAATAATTCAGCATATTTCTTCCTAACAGCCTGTATATCCCCAACAGCCCCAACTCTGGTGAATTTACCCTCTAAATCATCGTATCTACTCACGACTCTACTAACAACGGATTGAGCATTTGATATTGGTGACATTTTACTGTATTTATATGTCAGAATATCTCCCAACCCAGATACGTAATATGCATTTGAGCTGTCAGTTCTTGGAGGTAGAACCCCCTTGACTGTTTTACTAGGATCGGCAAACCTTAAATTCTCACGTTCATTTTTCATGTATTTTTTGAATAGAGTTTTATATGATAATAAATCAAACTTCTGAGTTATTCTATTCCAATAGAAATACCCCGGATAAACATCGTCACAATAATAGTTGAGTAGATAATCAAGGTCATCCTTTACTGTCATTTCTGGTGTTGATACGAAAAACGATTTATATGTTCCAACATCCCACTCTCCAATTTCAGCCCCTAACTTATCTTCACATATATATTTAATTAAGTCTCCAATGATAACCCGACGATCATCGTTGTTAGACTTAATGATATCCTTGTCGTTTTTGGTTAAATATTCACCACAAGAAACCCTAGTATTTAATGTCATGGCCTTCTGATAGTTTATATCATGGAAGTATAGTTTTTTGAGCTTACTATTAATGTCGGTATCTGTTAAATCTTCTGTATCATATATGACACCCTTAAGTGTCAAATGGGTATTATTAGTTTGGTTCTTCTCGAAACGCTTTGCACTTTTACGCTTTGCACCATCAGATTTCAACACAGGTTTAAGTAGGATATCGATAATATCGGTTCCGTCTCTTCTGAAATAGAAATACTCGGTGTTTTTCTTTTTATCGTTAGCCTTATATCTCTCGAATTGTTCTTCACTATTATCATAGACAAGATAACCCCGAAAAGCCCAATCAATAAAGCTTTCCTCGATTTTCATTTCTTCGAATATGGATCGTGGTATTAATATTTCTCCACCACTATTACTCAGCTTTATTTCAAACTCGTAATCAGTCCCATTCAATGATAATATGTTGCCACCTTTCATTAATCTGCACTCCTAATTGATGATAATATAATCTGAACAACATTAGGATTAAGCATTCGGATGATCTCTCCCGGAACGGGTAATAATACTGGGTTCTGTTCTGGGTTCGATGCAAGAATAATCCACCATAAGCGAACATCACTATAATACAGGTGGGCAAGCGTAGTCCACGTATCACCCACTTGTAGAACGTAATCCTCATATGAATCTGGAGACAACTGTTCTGGAACATTAACCTTTCTATTTATATTATAAAAGTAATTCCCATCGACATCTTCATATACATTGAATAAATTCTCATAGTTTTGAAAAAATATCTTTACATCGATATCTGTTATATCATTTCTTTTCATTATGCTCCTCCACCATCAAGGGACGATCCACCCTCTAATAGATTAAGATCATTATCACTGTATGGTTTTATTACGTGTACCTTTCGGCCTTCATCATAGACTCCAGCAAATATCTGCTTACTTTCAACCATAAGTTCATGTATATTTATCGTGATATTCCAAGCATCAGGGATATTCATTCCATTAACACCTTGAATGTAATTAGATTGTCCAACATTCGTTACATTGATGTTCTGTATATAAGCCGCTGGAGAATATCTAACACCCGGGATGTCAATTTCATAGAAACACGGTGATCTCATAGTCAATGAAGATGTCCTAGATACTAAATTATTATTTAATAGGGTTTTAATCAACTCCCAGTTCTTTGGAATGTCATTAACATCAATCGTATTGTGTAGCATAAATGAAAAACTGTAACTCGGTCTATTCGTTGAAGTATAAATTCTTCTCTTCTCTGCACCAGCACGTTCCATTACACCACGAACCTTCGCCGCAACTTCTAAAATCTTTCTTGAACCTTTTGCAGACAACTCGTCTGATTCATTCCAGACATTTGCTATATCGTGATTATATGTTGAGAAGAATGGAAATATATAGTAGTTATTCGTTGGGACTCCCTTATATAATGATGCATATGGGGAATCATTTGCAGTTTCACCCTCAACTACATCTGTCAGAACAGAACCAGTGTATAAAATATCAGCTAGAGTTGGTGCATCTGATGGCTGAAATTCTTTCATCCAGATTCTAGGAATTTCGTTTAGATATTCCTGATTTTGATTCTTCACACTCCACCGATAATCCTTAATAATATCCTGCTGACCAATTGTGAGATAATCACCACCACCATTACCAAGCTTTTTCTTTAAACCTGATATTAAATTTCCAAGGCCACGGCCTCCGACTCTGGTCAAGTCTGCTACCCCCTTACGGGCATCTTTAAATCCATCTCCTACATCGTTTAGTACTTTAGGTGCCATAATTATATCCCCAGTTTTCTCTTGGCTCTCATCCTATTGTCATAGGCGGAATCGAATTCAGCTTCACGAATCAATCCCATGTCTATCTGAACATCTGCATTAGCCTGAACCTGAACCTGTGGCTCCTGCTTCTGTCTTCTTAATACTTCAATTAATGCATCTGTTGATTCCTTATTACCCCTCTGCATTTCTTCAATTTTCTGAACAGCTACATCGGGTTTCGGTTCTGACTTCTCAGTCTTCTCCTCTTCTTTTGGTTGGTCTATTGTTGTCAGTGTAGACCTTCGTTCTTCCTTAAGCTCTTTGGATTTTTCCTCGTTTTTATCTCTGCGTTTCCCAACCTTTTCCCACCAAGGCTCGTATCCACCTTGAATTTTTGGTACTTTTAGGTCACCTTCCGCCTCTTCTCCGAAGTCTCCCATCCCGGGTATTTTTCTTATAATCCCAAATACGATATCTTTGGCTTTGGTAAATAGTTTTGTTAATATTCCCGTTATTGCTCCAAATACATCTCTAACTTTTGTGAAGAACCCCTCACTATCTATTCCTAGTTTTTCAAGAAGCCACCCCAATCCATCTTTTAATTTCTCACCCCAAAAGGCTCCAATAATTTTAATCCCATCCCAAATTGCACTAAGCCAATCTAATTCAACCGCTAAGAGATTTACACATAAACCTTCAATTCCCTCCCAGAACCCCTCCTTGAACCCATCGAATAGTCCATCGAAACGAGCCTTAAACCAAACATCAATTGCTTGGAATGCATTTGCTATATTTTCACCACCAATATAACCAAGAAGTGCTCCAATTGCGGCTCCTAAAAGGCCACCAATGATAGCTCCGGGAATGGAAAATATACCAGCCCCTGCAATGGCTCCGATAGTAGCCCCAGCTAGTGCCCATTTACCCATATTAACAAACATGTTTGCAACTCCAGAGCCTGCTCCGCCGAGCATTGATGATATAATGCCATTGGTCTTACTAACACCCCAGTCTCCAGCCATAAGTGCCCCTTTAATCCCATCGTAGGCGAACCAGAGCACACTACCAGCCACCATTGCAACGATAGCCATAATACCAGTAGCTCCTGCGATTATAGGAAGAAGAAATGCAGGTACAGCCACTCCACCAAGCAGTGCACCCTTTGCATGACTTAGTATATTATCCATCAATCCGCCAGTGTCGCCATCTTCACCGCCTTTTGGTGTATTTACTTTACCACCAACGCCACTTTCAGCACCAACACCAAGAAGTGCCAATACTGTTGGGTCAACGCCTGCGATGGTAACGGGTTTTGCCTTTTCATCAAAGACACCTTCCTTGTTACCATTTCCCGCATCTAGTAGCTCTATTATTTTTTGTAGGTTTCTATTACCATATTGGTTCCAAACCCTTTTACTGGATTTCATTTCTGCAATATCTACAAGTTTATTCAAACTGTCACGCATTTGGGTTTGCATTTTACTGATTGTTCCTCCACCAGAATCACCTTTACCCACACCTTCATTGTTGGATGATTTACTAGACTTTTTGGTTTTGGTTTTCTCCACCAATTCCTCTTCATCAATTGCCATCAATTTATCAATCGTCTTTTGGCGTTTATTCTCGGCGGTCGTTCTGTTCTTATTAGTTTTGACAGTGGCTTTATTGTATGCATCAACCGATTTTGAATATGAGTCCAGATTTTTAAGAATACTCTTCTTAACGGTATTCATCTTATTCATAAAAGCATCATCCGCTTGCATCAACTGAACCAATATATTAGTATCCACGCCACCACCCAGTTCGGGTAGGCTTACATTTCCTTTTTCAAATCCACCGTCTTCACTCATAACAAGTCCTCAATCTTATATCCAGCCAATTGTGCCGCATTTTCATTCTCCTTTGTGTTGGGTGATTCTTTTGACTCCATCACAAAATAATTTTTATACAACTCTCGTTCACCCGGAGAAATCGTCTCAACATATTCAGCACTAAACCCCACATGTTTGACCAACTGGTAAATGTCCCAGTAGACCTCATGAAGATTACGCATAAATAATGACTTTAAGATATAATAAAAAAATCTGAACTAGCCTCCAAAACACTAGTTAATTTATCTTTACCTAATTCTTCCGATTCTTCTTCATTTAATTCCAATACAATCTTCATCGTTTCACGAACCAATTTATTAGAATCTTCAATATAACTCAATATCTCACCTAAAACATTGTTACCAATCGTTTCGAGAATTTGAACACGATCTTTAAATTTATAATCCTCCAAGTTCACAAGTTCGGGGTTTCCGTCATTGATGACTTCGATTGATTTGATATATTTAACAACACCACTCGTAAACACCTCACCGAGTATCTCACGGGCATCATCTATATCTTTAACATTAAGGTCTGTCAATGATGATCTAAATTCCTTTTCTAACGCATACTCTGTAAGAATTGTAGGGTACGAGCATGTGACTTTTAGGTCTTTAGCCTCAATAAGTCTATCTTCTGGAATTTCTATATCCTTCATAGACTCTACATAATCTGAAATTTTAATTGTTGTTGATTTATCAGCGTTTTCAAATTTATACTCGAACTCATTACCAATACTTTTCTGTCTCATAACCAAACAAATAGCTAGCTTGTCGATAAGGGTTAATGAATCGATATCAATATCCTCCGCACAATTCTCTTTGAGAATATTTCGGATTGCAAATATGAATTCAGTATTGTATACTGGATTATCCACAACCGTTTTAATTAATGTCTTCTCTTGTCCAGTGTTTATTTCCCTGAATAGTACGTCTCTCTTCAATGAGGGTACGTAAACCGAGTAAACGTTCTTCTCATTTACCTTATTAATCGCATTCAGAATATCTTTTACTTCCATTTTATTAACTTCACTCATATTATCTCCTTATTGTGTCATCTTCACCGATGACAGTTTCTTCAACACTTATGTCTTCTCCAGATGATGTGTCTACTTCACCTAAATTTACGTTTTGAGGTGTATACACACCTTCATTATTACTTATCCCAACCTGTTCCGTTTTCAAGCTGTTAACGTTGGCGGTATCATCACCACCAGCTCCAACATTCACACTCTGAGATGTACCCGATCTCTCCAAAGACCCCAAATTTACACCTTCTCGGTCAATAACGTCATCTGATTCAATCCGAACATCAACACGAGAAGAGGTTCCCGACCTATCTAGTGGTAATAATACACCCTTATCGCTTGTACTATTATCATCACTATCGGCTGGTGTGCTTTCATACACCACAGACTTAACGGTGTCGTCACCCTTATCACTCGGAGTACCAATTAACGAGTCGGACAGCTCCTGACCAGCATCAATAATATCATTTTCTCCATTAGTAAATGATTTTTTAGTTTCACTTGCAAGATGGGTTAGATGTGCATTCACGTTATCGGTAAATGCCCCCTCAAGGTTGGTCAATACACGACCAGCACCACCAATGACACTATCTATTCCTTTGTTTAGGAATGAGACTGCGGCTCGCTCGACTAGAGAACCAATAGCCTCTCCAAGTCCTATTTTGAGCGAATCACCCTCATCCATACTATAATGGGTGTATACGAATTTAGTCTGCCTGTGCTGTAAGTCGGTTGATGCTGTATATACATAATCTTCGGTATCAACTTCGGTTGGAACTGCGTTATAAAACTTAAAAGCCTTGCGAACCTTAAACCCCGTTGGTGATCTAGTTAGGTTGAAACACTCTATTGTGGCCTTTGTTGCAAACTTTAAACTTGCATATGATGAGTGAATCAGCCAAGGCCGTATAACCATGTCGGTTACTGATATATTATTTTCCCTAAATGTAATTGCTAATTCTTGAAGTTCACCACGACCAGTACCATCACCCATAGGAGCACCCAAGAATCCACCCATAGGCGTTTCCTGTGTGGATTTCATAGTATTAAACGTTTCCCCGGGTACCTGTATTCCCTGAACAAGCATCATAGTCTTCTGCATATCTTCAATAAACTGCTTTTGGGCATCTATCATTTTATCATTGGAAACCCCCCATGCATTTGGCTCTAATTGCCCACCCAACAGTGCATCTAGGGTTGATGTTGTATCGTTTCTGATCACATCAAATCCTCCCGGTGGAAGGGTGAAAAATACCACCCAATATGACCCTTCAGTTAATGCATTACTGGCATCTTGTAGAATATCGCTTATGAATTTATCATAATTAGGTATATCGGAGAATAGTGAACCAACTAACTGGTTAACTTTCCCTCGTAATGCCCCTTTTGCCTTTCCTGCTAAATTAAACTGTGCCATAATAATCTTTCCTATAATTATTTATGGATAAGTACAAAAAAATAACCTCAATTAATGAGGCTATTATCTATAAGTTTGTGAATAGTTGTTTAAACTAAACGCCAGTACTGATAGGCGAATGTGCAATCAACCTTAACGATTTCGCCATCATCCTTGATGTCGTATTCGATTTCACCAACCGATCTTGGGTATATTCCGACGAAATCATATCGTCTTAGAGTTTCGAAATTCTTACCTAGCAAGTCCATAGTTGCTAATTCAATAGGAACGCCATATTTACCAGTAGAGGAGACTTCGTCGAAGATTTCCTTCGTCCATGCTTCCATTTTATTTCTGATATTTAGACCCTCATCACATCTGAACGAGACTTTCCATGAGTCAGAACCCGGAAACTTGACAGTACCCGGAACGTTGAAGTCTAGCCCCATGTAGGGTGTTGGTTTATTTTGAATTTCCTTGTTAGGAAGTGTTGCTGTTTCGACGTATAATAGATCGTCGCTAGTAAATGGCCCAAGTGAACGTAGTCTGAACTGGAACTTTCTTGCAAATTCCATTTTCTGAGCGGCATTATAAAATTCTTGAATAGACATAATATTTCTCCTTTTAATTATTTACTTCATAGTGAAGTGTTTTTTACAAACTTTTAGTACTTTTATCTGTATTAATAATAAAATTTGCTGTTTCCTTTGCAGTCTTGACTGCATCTCCAAATCTTTCTGCTTGTAAAAAGCTCGAAACCTTTATAATACCTTCTGAATGTTCGGGTGATGTTCCCAGTTGTTGAGGATCGTCGATCTGACCTAATTGCTTTAAGAAATGATTGACCAGTTCACTAGATGCTGTTTCAACACCCCTTTCAGCTATAAGCCTTTGCAATCTATATTGTCCATTACGGTTAAGTCCTTCTTCAAATCCCTGAAACATTTGGCTTCTTTCATAAATTAGTTCTAAGTCTCTTTCTTCTTTACTTCTCATAAATTCTCCTTTTAATTATTTACTATAGTCATTTGTTTTTTTAACCTTTTTTGTAAATATATATGATGAAAAGATTGACCATCAAAGCTAGAAACAAGTCTGGAAACTTCCCATGTGATATATGTGGAGAGGTTGAATACCTTGAGGAGCACCATTTAAACGGACGTAAGGTGCCAAATCCCAACCATTCATCTAATTTAGCTAACATATGTCCAAATTGTCATGGAAGAGTACACAGGGGCGTTATCGTGGTCGAGCAATGGGTTCAAACCACCGATGGAATGAAGCTCTTGTGGCATCATGAGGGTAAAAACCCAGATATTGGGGATTCTGACACATATATTATTTGATTTTTTTCTGGAATACTAAATTACCACAATCCCATATTCTGTCATATCCATTCGCTTTCATATTTTTCCATTCAGATATATCAGCGTCGAATGTTTTAAGTAAACCGGATAGTTTATGTTTTTGGTATTTTTGTCTATGTAGACGCTCTAAATTCCCATTCGATTTAATGTAGAAATAATTTGGGGTCGATGTGTGCGATAGATCAAAACCCAATTTGTGATATACGCCACCCGTTCCCCACCTAAGATCGCAATATGATACAAGCACACCATCAAGCATATTAATTTCAGCATGTTTTAATAATTTAGATGCAATTCCAATTATATTCGTGTTCTGAACCGAACAAAACCTTAATAACTCCCACCCATCTTTAGAATCAAATCTACGTTTTCCGAACGTCATGATAGCAACTAACACTCCATCGTGATACGCCCCTAAATTATAAGATGATCTACAATCACCTTGGATGTGATTATTATTTATGAACTCTCGTTTAATCTTTGATGATATATCTTTGATGATGCAATTTCTGGCATATATTATATTGGAAGATTTTCTAAAAGCATTCAACAGTCTCGATTTTACAATATCGTTCTTATTAAACCACTCATCTTCGAATACATGTATTAACCTAATACCGACTTTAGAACACGCATTGGTTTTATCTATATGATAATTTTTAGATTTGTTTCCAGAACATTCAGAGTGCCAATATAACCCATTAAATTCGACTCCAATATTCAACGATGGAATATAAACATCCAATTCCATGGGGTTTATGATGATCCTATCGTTCCTAATTATATCCAATCCTGTTGATTCAATCCAATCAGCCATATCAGATTCTGGCTGTGATTTTAAACTTCTATCACACGTTGGACAACGGATTCCACTGTGATCAAAAAAGTCCTCAAATTCCAAATTACACCTGAGACACTTAAATTTATATCTGGAATATATACTCCCAGAATGAGTTCCAATGTATTCATCCTTTTTAAAAAGAAAACGAACATTTGATGAATATTGTTTCTCCATTTTCTCGTAAAATGCACTCTTCTGTCCTAATCCAGTTTTGTATACGTTTCCAATTCTAGAGCTTGATACCTTTTTTCTTATAATTGGAGATGCCATTGGAGAATCACCCCCATACTTTTCATTATTAGTCTTCTTTATTTGTTCTCGAATTTTTGGGTTTGATAACGGAGATTTAAACCCCGTCTTATCTTGATACGACTTCATATGCAATCCCGTTTTTGAATACGAGATTTCATTGTATTTAGAAAGACACGTTCTTCGGGATTTCTCTAAAACTTCGGGATCATGTAATGGGGAATTTCCTCCATATCTTACGTTATTAGTTTTTTTAATTCGATTCTTAACAATGCTAGATTTTGCTGGATTATCTACTCCATATATAGAATTACATTTACATTTTTTACTACAAACGGAATCATAACCATCTAAAAAACCCACAAACCTAGCTGAATTTCCACATTCAACACAGTCCGGGAGCGTCGAAACACCATTAATATATCTATAGAGAGACTCCGTGAACGTACTCCCAGTATAACTTCGTATTGATTCAATCAGATTATTTCCAAATTTTCGTTTTAATACCCACTGAATATTACCAAACGATCTCATGTTTTTATAATCGGATGTGTACTCCTTCAATATCTCTAATATCTCATCCATAACAATCTCCTTATAATTAATTAGCATAACATCTAGGTTAAAACAAGGGATAATTTAATAAAAATATACACGAACTCAACGAAACAAAAGCCGACCCCCGTAGGATCGGCTTAAGTCGTTTATAACCAACGTTTAATGACTTCAGATTAATTCATCGAAATTTTGATCAGTGCGAGTAGCATAGAAGTTCACCAAAATAAATTCAGCGGTACGAACAGGCTTTAAGTAGATATCTACTACCATTTCGTTTGCATCTCTAATTTCTGCTCCATTATTTCTACCATCACAAATGATCCGGTAGTCATAAACTCCTTCATTGTTTTTGGCAATGTCGAAGATTGGAGTCAAGATATTAACAACACGAGTTCGAGTAAACACTGTATTCGGTTGGAACACAAAGTATTTCATCAAGCTACGTGTAGCCTTTTCAAGAGTCAAGAACAACCGTCTAACGTTGATTCTATCGAATGCACTAGGTTTCTTCTGTAAGGTCTTCTGACCCCAACAGGTGATACCCTCATTCGGAAAATCGACAACGGCGTTAATGTTATTACGATATAACAAATCACGCTGTTTCTGCGTGGTCATAAGTGCTACGTCAACTGCACCAGTAACAATACCATTTTCAAGACCAGCAGGAGCTGACCACTTATACAGTCTTGCGTCTAGTTTAGACATGATTGCTCCTTGGAACCCAGAATATGGAACCCAAGCAAAATCACTTGAAGTAGAATCGTATACCTTCAGCCACTGTGCGTAGAACGCAGAGTAACTACTGTTGATGTTAGCCACCAATTGTTTGATAGGTGCATAAATATGCTGAGAGAAGTTCTTGGATTTATCGGCAAGGGCTTTAAAGTCTTTACCTTTCACAAGGATATTTCTATAGCAATCTGCAACATACATACAATCTTTACGAGTGTCCTGACAGAACACATCATATTGGCTTGTAATAACCGTCCAGTTATTTTCAACAGCTTCTAATTCTGCAACAGAAGTCATCGGAACGTTTACAGTATCATCGAACTCGTTGGATGCAGTCACGATCTTGGTTGTAGTATGAATTGTTGACAATCCAGCATCGAGAATAATATCCAATGGATAAACCTCCCAATCTTCAGCCAGTCTAAGACCTATTTCCAATTTTCTTGATACATCACCAATGTTTTTGGATACATCTACTGTTTCTTTATACACACCAAGTGTGTAACCAGCATCAGCAGACAGACCAGTAACGTCAGTGGTTGCTCCAGAGAGAGTATTCGTTAGAGCATCAGCGGTTAGTATCCGCACCCTATGGCTAGGAATACCAGAATCATCCAACCAATTACCTGCGGCGAGGTTAGGGTTAACCATAACGTCCAAGTATGTTGAGGATTGATCCACCAATTTTTCCAACGAGAACGTGGTCTCTTGGAATCCATTAGGATTTGTATACATTCTATCTGCACCCAAAGAACCAGCATGACTCTCAACCTGTGCAAACTTAAGTGCATTCTCTTCGCTGGTATAACCAGAACGAGCAAACTTATAAAGTCCAACAATTACGCCGTCTTTATATTCATTTGCCCCGAAGTCCCAAGTTGGGACACCTTCAATTACCTCGGAAATGCTGTTAGGCACATTCGTGATATTCCCAGAAAGAGAAAACGATAAGCGACTGTCGCTTAATGAATTCCAATCACTACCACTTACCGAAGGAAGAGTAACACCAGCACCAGTTTCGATACTATTGATACTTGTGAATTCAACATCTTCATTGTTAACAGTAGCTGAAGATTGTGTATTATCAGAAAGACCAATATAGTAACCTTCGAAGTTCTGATTAACAGTAGTTTGATTCTTATTAACAACAACTAAACCAGCTTCTCCAACTGCTGATGCGAATCTATCAGCATCGGTTGATCCAGTAAGGGTTCTTGAGGTTGTATCCCAAGTGATCCCGCCCTGTTTCCATGAAATGTATTCTGTTTCAGTGATTGTGCTCTGTGTAGGACGACCAATGTAGTAATCTCCACTGGCAGTATAACTGACAGGAAGTCCACTTGGGTTTGCGTCTGAAACGGAGTAAACGGGGTACATCAATACTGAGTAACCAGAATCGTTGTAACCTTCTCCACCACCTGTACTACCGTAAGGTAGACGGTTAAATAACAGTTTTGCTGGTGTTTGTAGCACCTGCTTAACTGTGTGATATGCATATCTCTCTGCCGGATTCGTAGGGATACCATAGATTTGCTCATATTCCTTAATTGAGGTAACATTCAATAATTCTTGTGCTGGGCCTTGGTCTGCAAAGCCGTTGATAAGAATGTTAGTTCCAATAGGAAGACTTCCTCGTAGGGACAAATCAATTTCAGTAATCTGTACGCCGGGACTTTCAATTGTTCTAGCCATAATTTTCTCCTTTTAACTATTTAGTCTTTCTATAACGAAAAACCTAAAAATATAAATTATTATTCATTTACCATAACCACTTCCATTTGACTGAATTCAAAGTCAAAAGTCCCCTCTACTTGGGATGAATCTTGAAATTCAAAATTCAATCCTGAGAGTTTAATCGGGAACGAGTTGTGGAATTTAAATTCACATATTGGCTCATTGTACTCATCTAGTGGATATATGGAGATAATCGTTTGATAATCCAAGTAATTATCGGTTTTTTCGATTTGTCCATCCCCATTATACGTTGTTGGGTGAGCAATTTGGTCATCAACACCAGACTCTCTCACTTTATTGAGTAAATCCAGCCATTTCCACAAGACCCAGTAGTTTCTGAACCTGTTATCGATTACATATTTACACGACACAGGGTCGTATGCCTCACGATTTTGTGATGTCACCTTGACGGTTTGACCCATCGTTGGTAGTGATTTAGATGGAATAGAAACATCAGGTATGGTTGCTGAATGTAACGAGAATTGCACTGAATCCACGTTAATTACGTCCTTTGTTATAGCATCCCAATCCTTGCTGTCTATATCCCTTAATATTGGTGGAAGTGTCAATATCATGCGAAATTTATCTAGTCTCTGTTTGTTTAAAACAGATTGAAAAGTGTTATCTGTCATAGTTTCTCCTATACTAAGCTCCACCCAGCACCCAATAAGTCATTAACGTCTGGGTTGTTTGGGTCTTCGGGTTCCATTCCAAACAACATAGGCATTGGTGCCCCCGGGGTCATCTGGTAAAAATCATCTAACTGGTAAAATTGTGGTGCTTCCACATATATATTACCGATTTTGCTAGGCTTTCCACGTTCATCATACTGTTGAACATCGAAATATTCTCTACAAAGGTCGCTGTCTAATGGAAGTAGTGCCCAGAACAGAGCATCAACACGGTCATCGTATACATCTCTTCCATCCTTCTTCTTCCAAACACCATTAGGTCTTCGGATGAAGGTTTCCAACTCATGAACCAAATTGATGTCATTTACATTAAGAACATCCAATGTGTTGATCCAATACCTCATGTTACTGACCCCTTTATATTTGGTTGATGTGGATGAATAACACCCAAATCGCTGTTTAGCTAAATTGGTATTGCTCGTGGTTGTCGTAAAGTTTACAAATTTATTGTATCCAAATGTGTGGAATAGCTCATCGATGACCTGTCCACCAGCATTATTTCTTTCGATTGCCATGTATGGGCGACCCCACTGATTGGCAATTCTGAATAAAACTTCACCAAAGAAGTGAGGATCAATCAGTTTATCATGGAAGCAAGCCACCTGTCTAATATCTGTAAGGTCTGTAATATCAAGGACTTGTGCAACAGATGCGGCTTCACCTACACCCTCACTCACATCCACACCTATACTGTACAGGCGAGACGGATCTGGCTTTTCCCAAATCTGATAATGTCCATCTTCCAATAATGCAATCGGAGGCTTTCTTGTTTTTCTCCATCTATCAAGAATAGCTCCATCAACCGCACTTTCACCAGTTTCAATGAACTGACAATTGTGTGATAATATCCCATCAGAATAAAATACATGACCATTTTCAACCTCCAATAAATCATACACATCCTCTTCACGCCCAGTAGGTTCGAGTTTAATGATCACTTCCAATCCACTTTCCGTTTCAAGTTTATCTCCAACCTTTAATTCGGAATATTTTATGGTGGAACTGTTAACTTGAAATGGATGGTCATATGAGCATTCCATTTCATGCGATTCAGTCTTGACGTAGTATAAATACTTTACCAATTTCTGCACACCCTTGAATGGCCGAAACCCACTTGGGGTTGATACTTCATACTCATCTGTATATTTAATTTCTACTTTCATATAACTATTTACTAATATATCGATAAATATCTAGCTATTTTCAATACCAATCATCATATCCATCCCAACCATCGAATATAACCTTTACATTACAATTCAATGACTTTACGATATTTTGAAGTCTTTGTTTATCATATTCTCTATTATATTTATGTTCATATTCATAAATTTCATAGACGGTATTGGTGGCTTCGCAATACCCATCTACCAAATAATTTAAGATCCTATGAGATCGGTTTATTATACAATCATTCAAGACTTCCTGCTGGTTTAGTAATTTAACCTCATTGACCCCGATTGAGCATTTTAATTTTCCAGATTTAATTCCACCAAAATAACAATCATAACGTTCACATTCATACTGTTCGTATTTTTCTCTCCACGCACTTCCATATCTATTTTCGAAATGCGAGTGCGTCTGTAGCGTATCTCTACATATTCTACAAAATCTCTTTGTGAATTGTTGTCTAGCAGGATCAAACGTCAATCGCCTCCCGCAGTGGCAGGTCAACTCATCACCAATGATCCCACGATGCTCACCCACTATACATAGCCTGAGAGATAGTGGCTTCCTTGGAATTAGATCGCCAATTACTTCATCACTCCAATGTATTAATGATTTATATAATCTAGGGTCATCTTTAATCATTGTTCTATTCTTGGCCTTTCCGAAGTATTTGGTGTAATTGAGAGGTCTACTATTTAATAGATCGACAGTTTCCTCTTTGGTGTAAATATCTACAGTTTCCAATTCCCCTTTGACCTTTTCGTAATTGGTGTTCAGCGCTTTAACGATAGTCTTACTGGATGACGGACTCCCGCATCCATGCTTTGCAGTATTACTTCTCGATCTACTAATGGCACTACATTCATTGTTACAACATTTCCTATTGCTTCCCCTCTTGGGGGTGAACTCTGCACCGCAAACTACGCAATTTCTAATCATAAGTATTCTCCTTATAAGTATTTAGGCACGGGGAACTCTTGATTAAGGGATTTTGTTGAAGAAATTTGATATTTTTTGCTTTATGCCGTTTTTGTTAGACAAATCACCCTTTTTTCTAATGACGATTTCCGTCTCGGAGCCACAACAGCCAAATTCTTGGTTGAAGGATTCCTGAGAGCCGAGAGATTCGATCATACTCTGCCTCCATTTCTTACCACGACCGGGCAATTCGTGCCATTCCATCTTTTCATGATGCCATTCCTTACTATCACCACGTTCTGATTCAGAATAAATCTGATAAAACTTATTAGAGGTACCGTTAGGAGTGGAAATTAAGAAAATCTTAGTTTCAGATGATGCTGAAATAATAGGAATAACAGAATTCCAGAACTCATCCATGATATGTGGTTGAATAAAAGCGGCCTCATCAATGATAAGACAGTTGGCAGTTTCACCACGAGATGAACTACTAGATGTAGAACTGATCGTAATACGTGAGTCATTTGCAAAAACAACCTCAGTCTTACCCCACTGTTTAACACCGGGTTTTAACCAGTTGGGAAGATACTCATAGGCCATTCTGATCCTTCTAAGGATTTGAATAGCCGTTGCCTCTTTATTAGCCACGATCATTACAGTCTTGTCTCCTTGGAAACAGGTCATCCATAATGCATAAATAGTCATCATAGTCGTCTTTCCTGTCTGACGTGAAGCCAAACATACAACTCGGTTATGTTTACCTAAACTCTTAATGATACGTCTCTGTGGTCTGAAAAGTGATATTTTTTTCTTGCCTTCCTCAAGTGTTGTAATGAAAAAATGATTCTCTGCGAAATGTGTAATGTTTTTGAAACATTTATCCATCTCTTTAATCATCTCCGGTGTATATTCGAACTCAGCCTTAACAGAAGGCAGGTTTGGGTTGCCCATGTAAATGCTCGGATCGAAATTATTTGTAGCCATATTAACTCCTTATTTTATTATTTTTTTCAAATCATCATCCCAATCATCAACCTCTCTATTATTGAAGTTTTCCAGATAATCTATATCAATGTCATCAAATCCAACACAATCTCCATAATCGGTTACTATATTTCCAGTGACATGCATTGTGCCCATTGCTAGTGAAATTGTAGAGGTCATTTCTCCTACAATTTTAATTATATCCTTGACTGTATTATCCAAATTGGAATCGTCAGGGTGGAGGTTTAGAACAGTATTTGTCATTTTATTTGAAAAGTCCTCAACCTCTGAAAGTTTTTTTTCTGCTTCCTCTATATCATACGTCACAGATTCAATACTGATTC